TGAACAAATCCATAAACTGATCGACGGCGGCCGTTTCATTGATGGCGTCGCCGAGAAGGCTGCTTGAACCCGCTTCCCCAGCTTCCTTCTCAGCCCAGCCGTCCACAACTTTTGGTCATATCTCTAAGGCGCACGTTTTGATTCAACGGCCTGCGCGGCTTTTCGCGCATGTCCGGTAGAATGATGGGTTAGAGCGGTTTAAATAAAACTATAGCCACAGGCGGCAAACCAATTGATGGCGTCTTGGGGCGTGACGCTGCGCAGGGCGCGGCTGATTGCAGCGATCAAGTCGGGCTGGGTTCGGGCCTCCGCCGCCCGCAGGAACGCCTTGACCTTGCTCCACATCATTTCGATCGGATTGAGGTCGGGCGAGTAGGCCGGTAGAAACTGGGCCAAGGCGCCTGTTGCCGCGATGAGCGAGAGGGTCTGCTCGTTTTTGTGTGGGCCGAGGTTGTCCATGATGACAATGTCACCGGGACGCAGTGTGGGGCAGAGCACCTCCCGCACGTAGGCCTGGAAGACCTCGGTATCGGTCGCCCCATCGATGGTCATGCAGGCGCTCGAGCCATCCCAGCGGATGGAGGAGATCATGGTGGTCGTGCGCCAATGCCCCTGCGGGCAGTTCGCCAGTAAGCGTTTCCCCCGGGGCGCACGGCCGCGCAGGCGCGTCAGGTTCGTCTTGGCCGCCGACTCGTCGAGGAAGACGAGCTTGGTCGGGTCCAAGCCGCCTTGCTGCCGGACCCATCGTCGGCGCGCCTTCGCAATGTCTGGCCGGTTCTGTTCAGCTGCGCGAAGCGTCTTTTTTTATAGGTCAGCCCCATCGCGGCCAACACGTAGTGGATCGCCGGCAGCGAACACTCGATGGCCAGGGCTGACCTCAGTTCCGCCAGCGTCATATCCGGTTTGTCCGCGAGCAGGCCGCGCAGACTCTCCCGGTGGCAGCCGAGGATGCGCGGCTTGCGGCCGGAGCGATAATGGCGCGGACCGATCTCTCCGGTGTGCCGACGCTGCTGGAGCAGCTTCTTCACCATGCCGGTGGACACCCGAAATCGCCGCCCGACCTCCTCGCGCGTTCCATCGCCTCCGTCGTACGCGGCTAAGATGCGTTCTCGCAGGTCCAACGATATCGTCTTCATGCACCAGGACGATACCACCTCCCCCAGAAAACGGCTACACTTTTATTTAAACCGCTCTAGTCCCGGAAACCCTTCTGGGCAATGTTGTCTTCTAACTACAAAAAGAGTGGGTGAAAAAATAGGGACACCCTACGCACATGGGGAGAGGGCAAGGGGATCGAGTTTCGACGACGGGGGTTCGGGAGGCGCGGTGCCCTAGGGGGTGGTGGGTGCTAGCTTTAGCCGCCCGCTGCGCCGGTTGGGGCGTTCCCCGCCACCGACAATTGAACCCCGTCGGAGTCTAATTGTCACCGGGGGGCTGTTCTGCGCGCTTCAGGGACACCCCCTCCCCACTCCGCCCCTATATGCGACAGCAAGTCCAAACGTACGAGGGTCTGTCGGCCTGGCCTCAACGCCCTCTTAGCCTAGCCGCCGCAAGAGTGATCTTTCTCGTACAGACTGCACACAGAGCACGGCTGAAGACATCAGGTTTCCGCCCTTAGTCCCGCAATCCCTAGGAATCCGCCCAATCGCCCTAATATTCCGTCAATACCGCGACAAGACAGAAATATTTTCAACCCCTCCAAATACCGTAACTTGTTGTTTATAAATGGCTGCCCGGGCTGGGATCGAACCAGCGACCAAGTGATTAACAGCCACTTTTACCGAATTATACCATGAGTTGGCCAAAACGCGATTATACCATCAGGTGGCCATTTCGGCCAACTCATGGTCCCCACGACAAACTTTTCTTTCGGACTCCGAAAGAAAAGTGGCGGAGGAGGAGGGATTCGAACCCCCGGTGGACTTGCGTCCACGTCTGATTTCAAGTCAGAAGCAACTAATTATTTGACCAATACTTTACGGCCCCCCCCTCTTGGCCGCTCTATAGTGCGACGTTGGGAAAATGCGCCGCCCGCTTAACTGTTCGCGGCAGGAATCGCGTCATAATGTCGCGATTCACTAAAGTAAGACCCAAATGCCCTACGATCAGCGCCCCCATGTCTACCCATCGCGCTGCCTCAGGATCGCCCCGCCTGGGCCATAGGGGCGGGCAACTGCGGCAGATAGGGCGGAATACTTCGCGATCAAGCCGCCCGCTTGAACCGCTTCGCCGGGGCGTAGTGTGGCACAGGAAATAACCTGTTGCTCATCGTCTGCACGCGGAACACCTGCCGAATCATCACCCCTTGCGCCACACCATCACGGAGGTATCTAAACGCCTGCGGAATGCTTAACTCCCACTCGGCAGCCCACTCAGCGGAGGTTTTAAACTTCTTTGGAATCCGGTCAGCTTTGGTGCTGCGAATTTGATCGAGTAAAGCACTCATAGTTTGAAGAGCGCAGTCAGTTGACTGCCGGCGCCGATAATCGGGATATTGAGATGCAGAAACGCCCCGCTCTGCGCCACAAGCTGCACAGCGTATCCGTGGGTCCAGTCAGTAGGCTTGCCGTGCTGCCAGAGGGGTTGCAGTTGGCAGAGACAGCCGGGATTCCACGCCCCTATCACGCCCGCTGACACGCGACGCACTACATCGGCTTGGTGCCGGTGCGTGTGTCCGAATACACAGTTTCCCGCAATGGCCTGTTGGGTTACGGCTGTAGCGTGTTTAGCGACCGAGAAACCGTGAAAGAAAAAGCACTTCCCCCGCCTGATAACACCCGGCACCGGAAGCCCATCGTGGAACTCAGCCAGTCGGCGGTACGGAATACCGCGCTGGCGCAACCGCAAAAGGAACTCAGGCGCGAGCGCGCGGCGCAGCAGTTCCGCGTCTCTTCCGTTCTGCAGTGTTTCCGTGACGCACCAGCGTTCAACGCGGCGCTCATGGTTTCCCTCAAGATACTCAATCCGAGCGCGAGGCGCAGCCTTCTGTAGTGCATCGAGAAAGCTATTGGCCCGGCTGATGTCTTCTTCGTAGCTGGTGGCAGTTTCAGCGACGTATCCGATTACATGATTTTGCGCAAGGAATCCGCCGCAGTTGACGTGATCGCCGAGCAAAATAATTTCATCAGGGTCAAGAGTCTTGATGTCAGCCAGGGCTGTTGTCAGGGCCGGCAACTCAACCTGTGCGCCGTGCGTATCGCCAAGGCAGACTCGTACAATGTGACCATTTCTCCGTCTAGGATGGGGCACCGCAATCGGTGGTGCCCGGCGTGTTCGACGCGCCTGCTCCAATGCCCCAACTGCCTGAGCTAGTTGTTTCCTTGCCGCCTTTAGTTCCTTTTCTTTCGTAGCTAACCGCCCTTCGGCGATTGCTGTGCGAATGTTTTGTTGACTCATTATTTTATGTTTTTCCGGCTGGCTTGGCCGGTTACTCCCAAACTCGCTTAGGCGCGACAGGTGCGGGATTGATTATCGCAGTGCCGTGCGGCATCGGTGAGGCTGCGCGGACCGCGGCAGCCTGCGGTTCGGCGGCGGGGCCATAGAGCCGCAGGTTGGCCCGCTCGCCGGGATAGAAGACCGCTGGCGTCTTGACGGTCGCCGGGAACGTCGAGGCGTCGAGCACGGCTGGCGTTTGCACCATCGGGCCGATATAGTCGAAGGCGACGCCGGCAACGGGGATGCAATCGGGACCCGGAGGCTGGCCATCGGGCACAGCTGGCGGGATAATGACCAAGCCGAGAGCCGCCAGATCGGCGATACAGTCGGCGCGGCAGGCAATTTGGAGATAGAGGTCGATCATGGGAGGATCAGGTTGAAAGAGCCCGGAGCAGCCCGGATGAAACCTGCCACGGCAGGTAGGCCAGGCGCTTGAGGTGACCGTTCAGGAACAAACTGCTTCCGTTATAGCATCCCAAATAAAAGGAAGTCGGCGCTGCGGTCATTGTATTTGCGTGCGTCTGGATGGCTTCACCGAGCGCACTGAAGCTTATACCAGCAGCAGCATAGCTTGTGGCGATTTTGCGAGTGGTGGACCAAACACCGGCACTATAAAGGATGAAATCGTGGGTTCCGTCGTACCATTCTACGCGCGCATAACCAGAGTCAGAGTCCCATTCCAAACCGGGAAGCATCGTCGCCCCATTCGAGCTAAGAATAAAGGCTCTCGCCGAACCGATGGGGTTGGCCGTGTCCGCTTCCGCGGCCCATGTCCCGGAGGCCGCATTGAACCAGGGTGCCAGAGACGTGATGCTTGCCACGTCTGCAGCGCGGGTGACGGTCGCGGTCGTGGTTGAAATATAGGAGGTGACGCTTACACCTGCCTCAACCTGAAAGCCCCCCCAGTAGATGTTTGCCGACGCCCCATTCGAGGGATAGGTATAAATGCCGTTGGTCGCTGACCCGACAACGGAAGGGACACCAAAAGAACCCCGCCAGACGTTGGCATTGATCTGGACCGGAGCGCCGAGATTCATCGCCCCGGCAGAGTATGTAAAGGAGGGCACATTGCCGTTCCATGTTATAGTAAGAACCCCTATATCCCCCAAGCCATTTTGGTAAAATTCAATCTTCGATTGCGCGGTGGTCCCTTTTCGAAAAAAGAACGAGATAATAACGGTACCGTTGGGCAAGGTGCTACTAGGAAATAGTTGATAGTAGCCGTCGCCGTAACCCGCACCCGTAACGAGATCCAATGGTACGCCGATTGAGGTATCAGCTCCGGCGGTGCGCGACGGAGACCCCTGTGCAACCCACGGTGATGCGCCGAAGTTCTGACTTTGCAGAAAATAATTCGTCCGTTGCTCCTCGATCAGCAGACCTCGCGGTAGCAACGTCGCCGGGTCGAAGTCGAAACGGGGTTGACCGGAAGCAACAGACTCCAGCACGCCAGAAGCATTGAACCGGGTGCCGGCGCTGGCGCGGGAGAAGTTGATGAGCGAGTCGAGCTTTGATAGCTCGGTCGAATAGTCATCACCGGAGAGCAAAGCCATTCGGGCGAAATCGGGGTTGAGCTGCTTGCGGGGAAGGAAGGTGCTCATTTCTTAGGCTCCGGTAATGGCGTTTCGTCGAGGTGCTTCAGCAGATCGTTCACATCGGCCAAACAGCCCTCCATTCGAGTGAGATATTTCTGCGCATCATTGACCCGCAGCACAGCAGCCTGAAGCTCCTGCTGAATGGCCTTCTGCCGTTGCAGAAGAAATTCGCGAGTGATCGAACGGACGGCGGCGCCGTGCTGCTCGTGAGCCTTCTTGGCGGCAGCGACAGCATCAGCGGCGACGGTGATTGGACTGGTGGGGGGCTTATCGTTCATAAAAAGAGGGAGTTCCAAGAGACGGCCTGCCATGTGCCCGGAGCCATATCGTCAGCGAAGGATTGTATCTGCACCACCACGTTGACTCCACCGGTCGTGATCGTGAAAGGAAAGCTAGTCGCGGACATCGAAGTCCCGCTGCCAACGCTATACAGGACGCCCCACCCAGCGGGCGGGCTACCCGGCGCAGCAACTCGGATATTTGGCGAACCGGGATTATTAAGAACCGGGTCGGGGGCAATCCCGATGAGCATTCCCGAGGGAAGGCGCCCGGCATTGATCGTGCCCGCTACAATATCATCGGCATTGAGCGTGCCCCTCACTATGACGTTCTGAAACTCCGCGCTGCCGTCGTACCGGATGCGCCAGCCGGATGTCCCCGCAACGAAGTTAGCCGAAAGAATGTCGCACCCTCCCAACACCAAGGAACTGACTGTGACTGGCCCGGAGGAAGTGATTAGGGTGAGCGAGACCGCGTGCCCATTCGCGTCGAGATTCCATCCCGCCATCGCGACAGCCTGCCCTCCAGAGACGTAAGCCGCCGCGAGGATGGTGACATTGGCGGACATGCCGCTGACCGTCGAGGAAAGCGATGAGATGCTACTCGCCATCGCGGAATCAGCCGAGGCGCGGGTGCCCTGCTCGGTGGTGATTGCCGCCGATACTCCGCTGACCGTCGAGGAAAGCGATGAGATGGAGGAGGCCAATGATCCGTCGTTCGTAACCCGGACGCTCTTCTCCTGAATCATATCCGCCTCTGAGCCCTGCAGACTGGCGATCAGCCATGCGAGGTCCGTGACATAAGCGAGGTCGGCAGCCTGGTAGGCGCTCTGGAGGCTGCCAATGGCCTGCGCCCGCTGATCGAGTTCATGCCGGAGGTCGGCGACATGGTCTTGTGCGTTCTGAAGGATGTCAGCGAGGTCAGCGTTGGCGGCAGCGATGAGGGCTTGAACAGCCGAAAGATTGGCCGCAATTCTGGAGTCGGAGACATCCACCCACGCCGAGCCGTCCCATCGATAGGTAGCAACAACAACACCGCCCGATGTCTGATACCACAGATCTCCGACCCGCAGATCACCGGTCGGAGCGATTGAACCGGTGAAAGTTCGTACACCGGAAGCATCGGCTGCCGTCAGGTCGGGAAAGACAAACGAAATGCCGGGATCATCTGGCTTGGGATCACCCGGAAGGTCGGCTGAAATGGCCTGAAACTTAAAATATTTTGTCGCAAGTGATGAGTCGTAGACACCAGCCGTGCGCACATCATAAAACTCATTATGCGAGGTCGTCTGGAGCTCATCGTAGTAGAACAGCCAAGCGACTGCTGCTGAGCTGTGCGAAGCAGCAGTCGTTCCCTGCCGACCGCGCAAGATACTGAGGTCATAGACTCCCGCTGAAACAACGGTGATTGAACCGACTGACACAACTTCATCGTCGATCAGTAACAGTAAGGTGTCATCAGACTGCGCCAGCGCACTCTGCGCCTGCATGCGATTCCAATCGAGCGACGTAGAAGCGACGCGCACCGTAGTAGCAACGCCATCCAACGAAAGGCTGAGCGCGCCCTTGGCGGCAAAAGCTTGCAGAGCTAAAATCTGTTCCCACGGCGCCGAGCCAGTCGCGCTCAAGTGCAGAAGGGTTGAAATATTCTGTGGAGCCGGACGATCCACTAGCGCGGCAATCTGCCTGGCGCCGCCAAACCCTGACGGTAGAAACCAAATACGGGAGTCGGCAATGTCTACCGGCGCGACTGGCGCATAGGGCACGCGCGAATCAGGTGCGCCAACGTAGGGCTGAGGAAACACCCCGCGCTCACGAATGATGCTCAAGGTATCGCTCGCGCTGCCGGCCTGCACCCTGCGGGCTGTCACGCGACAGGCAAGCAGCAGACCATGCGGACCATAGTTCCAACTGAACAGGTCTCCAGGCATGAGCGGCGTCACGCCGTCAGTCTGCATGGCGCGAGACTTCAGAACCTCTAGGTCCATACCGGCGTCAGTGCTTGACGCCGCAGCAATCTCCATCGCTACCTGTGCCGCCTGAGTAGGTGAATGAATGAACGGTCGATTGTTGCGCGCGGGCGCCGGAGCGATGTTCGTCTCGCGATTGGCCGGCGCTTGATAGACTGCAGCGCCATCCGCGTAGAGGTTGTAAGCGTTCTCGTAGACCAGCGCTACTGACGTTGCGGCCTGTGACCAATCAGGAAAGCCGGTGCCGGATGGCTTCTGCGCAAGGTCAGCTTCCGCGATGGTCGGCAGACTGCCTGGCACGCTTCCGCCAGGGAACCACCCCACCTTTAGCTTTCCGCCGTCACCATAAAGGTAAGCGTTGTCGTAAGCACAAATCGTCGCGATCACGTCAGACAGAGTCGTGCCCTGCGTGAACCACGGATGGCAGAACGTCTGCCAGCCAGTGCGCCCGCACACGCCGGTTGCCTCCAAGGCTGCCGCCTGCGCCGACCAGTGGGCCGCATCGAGCAGGGATGAATCGAGACACCCGCCGCCCCGGGTTTCGGTCAGCAGCGCATAGATCGCAGCGAATGGGTTGCAGCCGAACTCCCATTGGTAATAACCGGTGTAGCTTCCGAAACTCGGCGGCGTCCGGCCTACCTCGACCTGAAAGTCCATCATCGTCGTTGAGCCCTGGCCCAAGTCGATGTTCTTCATCACGACATATGCCAGCCCGCGGTAGGCTGGATGAGTCTGCCCGGTCCCGGCCACGAGCACCGAATCCGCGGTCTGCGTCTCGGTGCCGCGGTAGACACGCATCGTCCACGATTTGCCGCCGGCCATGCTGCCGTTGATCGTGAAGTCGTGGTAGTCCTCCTCCGCGCCGAATGTGTAGTTCAGGTCGGTGATCATGGTGCCGTTGCCCATGACCTTTCCGATGAAATCAATCGGCCCGGCGCAGAGTGCAAACGCGATGGACGCGAACTGCCAGTTCGCCTGATTCGCCCCGCCGTAGGACTCGACCCAGTTGAAGGCGTCGGACAGCCAGTGCGAGCCGAGCATTTCCCGACCGAAGCCGATGCCGACTGGCTCGGCCTCCTTGTAGGACGACTGCTGCGGTGTGGTGGCCGTGGCGGTCGCGGGCAGCTTCGGGGATTTGCTGAGAAAGCTCATGCTAGTGCCAGCACTTCCTGTGCACACCGCTTGGCGGCGATCTCGCAGTAGCGTTCCTCGATTTCGATGCCGATGGCGTGGCGCTGGAGGTCTTTGGCGGCGCGGAGGCAAGGCCCGGATCCGTAGAATGGGTCAACAATCACCCCGGCTGCGGGGAACCATCTCCCCGTCAGAATCCAGTTGAACAACATCACCGGCTTCTGTGTGGGATGATACGATTCGCCGATTTCGCTTTCTCGCCTGAATCCGTTCCACTCGTGATGAAAGATTCGGACGCCCTTGACGAAGTTCGTCCACGCAAGTTCGCCGTCCGCCTGATCGTTCTGCATCCGGTCGCATCGCTTGTCCCACACAAGCCAACCGGACGCTGCGGGAAGGTGTTGGTTGAAATAGTTCGCCCCCCAGAGAACCGTAGGAACATCAAGGGCCAAAACAAAGGCCGGATCAAACGGCTTATCATCCCCGGTCACTTCCGGGTAATCCACGCACTGAGCCAAGCGCCCGCGTCCGCGCATCCGGTATGCTGTTTCGAGCGAAATGCCGTAAGGGGGATCCGCAACGATAACCCCAATCTCACCCAGCCTCGGCAGCACCTCCCGGCAGTCGCCGTGGTAGATCGTCACCCAAGCGTCTTGATAGTAAGGCGTCACTCACTTGGCCCTTTCGTCATCAGCCGGTGCCGATGCGGACTCAACTTGAGTTGCGAGACCGTCTGGGCACAGACGCCCGATGGCCGCACGACATGCCACACAAGATCACCGATGCGGATGCCTAGATGATGCTCAGTGCGGCCAACGCGCGGGAACACGAAATCACCGTCAAGATGCGGCTCCGTTTCGTCTACATGGCGCACGCGGGCACGCACGGCAGGCTGTTCAAACCATGCACGCAGCACGCTTTCTGCGCTGTGCTCGGCATGGTTCAGATCGTACGGCGGTATGGCGACCGTCTCGGAAATCGCGCCGATCTCACGCAGGACCGATGCCACGAAACCCGCGCAATCCACGCCACCCAACGGCCCTTTCACGGCGCTGTTGGAGCGAAACGGCGTCCCCATCCAGCTCGCGCAGGCGGTGCGCAGGGCGGAGACGGCAGCGGGATCGGTGAAGTAGTCGCTCATCAAAATTCTTTCCGGCAAGCGAGCCAGTCTTGAACCCGGTCATCGGCCCACGACACCTTCTCGCGACGGTGGAAGCTCGATCGGACCTTCCACCAAACGAACGGATAGACCACGCGGTGTTTCGTGGTGCCGTCGTTCTGCGTGGTCTGAATCACCATCGGAGAGAACAAGCCGCCGCACATCTTTCTCAGCTTTTCCGGCGTCGGGCCGTCCATGGCTTTAGATTCCATCCAGAATCCGTGAATCGCCCGGTCACAATCGACGTAGAACAACGATCCATCGTCGCTGAGACGCAGCCATACCTTCGTATGCCTGAGATACCAGCGTCGGAGCTTCAAAAAAACTGTCTTGATAAAGTTCATTTCTTCGAGGTGGGCGGCGCCCCGACTTCGTGGACGGCTAGGAACTGCGGGATAAACGGCATGCCGCGGAGGTTCGCGTAATTGCTAAACTTGGTTGTGCAGGTAGACGCCTGCCCATCGCAGCCAGGCACGAGCTGTACGGCCTGGCCCCCTGCTGAAATCATGTCTGCCCACAGCGGGCGGTTGAGAACCAAGGACAGCACGCCACCAGCATAGCTGCTGGAAACAATGGTCACTACTTGGATGTTTCGACCGCTGCCAGTGCGCAGGATGCCACCGGCAAACCAATTCGCGTTTGTTGGCGAACCCGGACCCGAAAGACTGTGAACTGACAGCGTCAGCCGATCAGAAGACAAATCAGCCTGCGCTGCAGTACCCGAGCAACGCCAGGCGGTTTCAAGCAGCCCGCAGAGCGACGAAAAAACATAGGTGTTACAGCTCGGACCATAAATCCAGCTTGGCATGCGGCGATCAAGCAGCGTGCCAAAAAGCGTCGCTGTGATCGTCAGGAGGTTTCCTTCAGGCGCTATCTGAGTAATGAAACCAGTAAAAATCTGTGTGCGCGCTGACGGGTTCGCCGGATCGCATTGCCATATGGTCAGCGTCACGACGCCGAATAGCCGCCCCGGAATCCAATCTGCGGCGAGTGAGCCGGCGATATAAGCCATCTTGACTTCTGCCTTCTCATCCTGCGGCTTCAGTGAGCGCTGAGTCTGGTCGCATGAAATCTGCGCCGGCTGGTAGGTCTCACTGCCAATGGTCAGCGGCGCATCCCAATCGGTGTAGCACTCAGGGTTAGTCGGGTCTTGAGCGTAGCTGAATTTGAAAAGGAACTTCTTCGATGGCTGAGATTGCGTGACGCCGGCAACCTCCTGAATGAAGCCGATGGTTGCGGTCGCATAGGCAGGATCGGGATACGTCAGGGTCAACGTGTCGGACGCAAAGCGCGCGGTGTAGGTGTCGGGCGTGCCCGAGGTCGCCGTGCCGGGTTGGAACCATGCAGGCACCGAAAACGACAGGACCGACCCCTTCTGCGCGACAAAGAAGGTCAACGCCTGCCGGATCGCGAGGCTGTCGGCAAAGGTGAACCCAGCGTCCTCCTGCCAGCGGGCCGCGCTGCTCGTGCGGTCGAGCAACGGCGCCACGACCGGGTTCGGCTGCAACAGTTCGAGGCCGTGCGTGCTTGTATCATCAACCGGGTTCGTCCAGTCCGGCTCCTCGCCCCAAGTCGAGCCATAGCTGTTGATCCCGATGCGCCAGTCATAGGGTCGCGCCTCAAACAAATCCAGATCCACCTCGCAGAAGGTCTCGTCCTGCGCCGACGCCTTCGGGCGCTCGGTCCACCGGCAGAGCATCAGCGGCGCGTACAGTGGATAGGCTGGTGAGCCGGGCAGGCTGCCGGCGTCGTAGATCGCGTAATCACCCGTGTCTGGGTCGAAATTGATGACCTTCTGCGGGTCATAGATGCGATTGGCCCAATCCGCCACCGGCCGCGCATCGGGCCAGAGTGGAATCGCCACCGGATTGTTTCCGAGCGCGGCCAGTCCCTTGCGCCAGTCGTCGGCCTCGTCATCCGCCGCCGTCAGGTGGAATTTGATGGACAAGCTAGTCGCGGCACTCTCGGGCCGGCGTTCCTCGATGCTGGTGCGTCCCTCGCCAATCAGCGTGTCGCAGCGGTGCGCGATCTCAACCGGCGAATCCCAATTCGGCTGAATCAGCAGCAGGCCGAACGTCTGCCCCTCCGCAGTGATTACCGGGAACTTCATGTCTCGATTTGCTCGCCCCGGCGCCGCCGAGACCAATCCAGCATCACGTTGTCGAAGCTGGGGTCGCGGGCCATCTGCTTGGCTGAAATCATGTTCGGCGCCATGACGTGAATCATGCGCTGTGGCTTGCTCCGGCCGCCCCCCGCTGGCCCGCTGGCAACCGCCGCCTGATGCGCGCGCTCGAGGTTGCCCGCGCCGATCGCACGCACGGCCGGCGCGCTGAACACGTACTCGTGAGGATGGACGACGCCGCCCGCGGCGCCGGTGTAGCCGCCTTCTTCGAAGCCGCCAGCAAGGGCCATGATCGCCGCGAGCGAGGCGGCAAACGCCAGCGTTCCGTAGATCGGCCCGAGCTGGGCAATGGATTCCATGCCTCCCTCAATCGCTTTTTCGGTGGTCTTGGTCTTGGTTTTGGACGAATCCGCGGCGTCCAGCACGTCCTTGAGCAGCGCATTTTTCACCATCTGAAGGCCCACCTCCACGAGCGCTTGTACGAGGGACGTTTCAATGGTGTTGCCGATGCTGCGGATCGCTTGTCCCCATGTCTCGGTTTTCGTAATCGCCCCCGTGAGGTTGGTCGAGATCGAGGAGAACCCCGACGAGACGGCGCCCGACAGCCCGCTCGCTATGGACTGCTGCACGGTGCGTGATTTGATCCCGAGGTCCGTCAAATCCTTGCTGAGATTCTGTATGAACGAATGCGGGTCCGGACCCATGTCGGCCAGTGCTTCCTTGGCGGAGGCGAGCCCCGTCTTGCCGCTCTCTACTGCATTCTGCGCCTTTCCCCGGGCCGCCGGCGAAAGCGTGGCGTTGTCGGCATTGGCCTGTTGGTCTTTGATGTACTGCTCCAGCTTGGGGATCAGCGCGGTTAGTATGTCGGACTTTTCCTGCCACTTTTCGTTGTCGGTCTTATTCCAATCGTGCTCGGTCGCAGCTATCGCGATCTTCGCCTGCGCGACGTCCGCCTGATTCCACTTCGCCAGCATTTCGATCCCCTGCTCGGCCCGCCGTGTCCGTTCGGCGTCGCCCCTGGCCTCCTCGGTCTCGGCCTGCTTCACCGCCGCGGCCAAATCCTTCTCGGCCTGGGTCCGCAGTTTGGCCGCCTCAGTCAGCAGGCGCTTCGCCTCGAGCTGCAAATCCTCACGCATCGTGCCGCTGACTTGGATCTGCTTCGCCTTGGCCTCATCTTCGTCGGCCTCTGCCATCAGGGCGGCGGCTTTCTGTGAAAGGGTGTCATACTGATGGGCCTCGTCACTCAGCGCCTTGGAGAGCGCCAGATTCGCCGCGATCATCTGCGGCGTCGCGTCGAGGGTGGCCTGCATCTGCTTGCGGATGTCATCCACAGACTGCGACGGAGTTCCGGCTGCAGCCCCGGCAGCTTTGCGGGGCGCCTTTGCACCTTCGCTGACCCCCATCGCAACCGCTAAATTCGTCAGGCCCTCGCTCGGCTTGCTAGCAACCAGGATCGTCGCGATAGCTTTGATGGTCAGCCCAAGTATCGCCCAGGCCGATTCCGTCTTTTCGAACCGCTGCAGGTCGGCGTCGGAAACAATCAGCCCGCTCTGCACGCCGCCGAGGCCGGTCGTGCCGAGCTGCGTAATGATTTCCTGAAACCGTGCGCTGTTTCGCCCGAGCAGGGCGATGACATCCGCCCAAGCCTTCCCTTTGTCGGCTGCGTTGACATATGCCTGCGCAATGGCCACGAGACGCTGTTCCTCGGGCATCGCGAGCAGAGTAGCGGTATTGAGACCGAGCTCCTCGATGGCTTTGTTCTGCTTGGTGGCGCCATCAGCCGCCGCCGCCATGTTTCGGTTGAGCAGACCGAGCGCCTGCGCCATGTCGTCTTGCTTCAGCCCGGCACTAGCCGCCGCGTAGTCCAACATCTGCAACGCACGCGTCGAAATGTTCGCCTGCTCGGCAAGGTGCTCGATGCTGGCACCGTACTCGACCGTGGACTTTATCCCCTCAAGGATCGCGCCGAACGACAACCCGACACCCAGCGATCCCAGCGCCGTCCGCAAACCCTGTAACGAGGCGGTTAGCGTCTCGGCCTGCTTCTGCCCGGCGGTCAGCGCGGACAGATCGCCCGTGCTGAGCAGCTTGATGAGGATGGTTGAGGTCTGGTCGCTCACTCATTCGGTCCCTTCGTCGGTTGCG